ACCTCGGATTCCATGGAAGGTGCAAAGGGCACCAAGAACGCTGGCGCTTCTGCTGCTAAAGCAGTAAGTAAAGCATCTGCCCCCACAACCAAACCAAGTGACGCATCCGCTAAAATGGAGGAAACGGAAGATGGCGAAGAGGAAGTCCTCGCTGAAACCGAGTACGACTTTACTGAGGATGTTGACGCTCTTGTCGCTGGTGAAGAACTCAGCGAAGAGTTCCGTGCAAAAGCAGCAACAATCTTTGAAGCAGCAGTAACCGCTAAGGTTAATGCTGAAGTTGCAGCGTTGCAAGAAGCATTTGAAGCTACTCTGACTGAAGAAGTCGAGAGCATCAAAACAGAATTGGCCGAGAAGGTAGACGACTATCTGACTTATGCCGCTAAGACTTGGATGGAGGAGAATGCTCTCCAAGTCGAGCATGGTATTAAAACTGATATGGCAGAGTCGTTCTTCAACGGTCTAAAAGGTCTCTTCTTAGAGCACAACTTTACTGTGCCTGAGGAGAAATTCAACCTGCTGGATGGCATGGTTGAAGAGCTTGATGAGATGGAAGCTAAACTCAACGAGCAAATCGACACCAATATTACTTTGAATAAGCGTATTGGTGAGTTTGTCAAAATGGAAATTGTGAACGAATGCGCTACTGGTCTCGCAGAGACTCAGAAGGAGAAGCTTGCTTCTCTCGCAGAGGGTGTTGAGTTTGAAACTGAAGAAGATTTTCGTAAGAAGATCGAAACGATTAAGGAATCCTACTTCACTAGAAAGGCTGAAACTGCATCTGCAGTTGAACCCACCGAAGAAGCATCGGAACCCCTTGTCGAATCTACAGTAAGCGGCTCGATGTCGAAATACGTCGATGCACTCGCTCGCTGGTCCAAATAATTGTAAACCCTATCTACTTACTTTCGGAGAAACAAATGTCTTTACAACACCTCCAGGAGAAGTGGGCACCCGTTCTGAATCACGATGCTCTCCCCGAGATCAAAGATTCCCATAAGCGTGGTGTCGTTGCACAACTCCTCGAAAACCAAGAGAGAGCACTGACTGAAGAGTCACGTATGCTTTCGGAAACACTCGCAACTGCTGGTACAGGCGGTTTCGGTGCAGATGCTACACCAACTGGTCCTAACGCAGGTTTCGACCCCGTACTCATCAGCCTGATTCGTCGTTCGATGCCTCAGCTGATTGCATACGACGTTGCAGGCGTTCAGCCCATGACTGGTCCTACTGGACTGATCTTCGCAATGCGTACTCAGTACGGTTCTGAGCGTAGCCCCGCTTCTGGCGATTACAGAGAAGCAATGTTCAACGAGCCTAACGCTGGTTTCTCTGGCGGTCCTGGCACTGGACTCGCTAACTACGATCCTACCGCTTCTGGCGCAACCAACGATGCTGAAGGCACCAACCCTGGTCTCCTCAATGATAGCCCCCAAGGCACCTATGAGCTGACTGGTGATGCTCAAGGCATGAACACAACTGCTGCTGAAGCACTTGATGACGGTGCTGCTAATACAGCATTCCGTGAGATGGGATTCAGCATCGAGAAGGTTAGCGTTACTGCTAAGTCTCGTGCCCTGAAGGCAGAGTACAGCCTTGAGCTTGCTCAAGACCTGAAGGCGATTCATGGTTTGGATGCTGAGCAAGAGCTCGCTAACATCCTCAGCACCGAAATCCTTGCTGAAATCAACCGTGAAGTTGTTCGTACCATCTATGTAAACGCTGTTGCTGGTGCTCAGAACAACACTGCTACCCCTGGTATCTTCGACCTTGACGTTGACTCCAACGGTCGTTGGTCTGTTGAGAAGTTCAAGGGTCTGCTGTTCCAAATCGAGCGCGATGCAAACGCAATCGGTCATGAGACTCGTCGCGGGAAGGGCAACATCCTCATCTGTTCTGCTGACGTTGCTTCGGCACTCGGCATGGCAGGCGTTCTGGATTACACCCCTGCTCTCAACGGCAATAACGCTCTGACTGGTGTTGACGATACCTCCAGCACTCTGGTTGGTACTCTCAACGGCAAGATCAAGGTCTATGTTGACCCTTATTCTGCAAACGTAAGCGATAAGCACTTCTACGTTTCTGGTTACAAGGGCACCAGTGCATATGACGCAGGTCTGTTCTACTGCCCCTACGTTCCTCTCCAGCAGGTTCGTGCTATCAACCCTGATACCTTCACTCCAAAGATTGGATTCAAGACCCGCTACGGCATGGTTGCGAACCCCTTCGCTAGAGGTCTGGCTCAAGGTTCTGGCGTTCTCGCTGCTAACACCAACCGCTACTATCGTCGTGTACAGGTTGCTAACCTGATGTGATATAAATACCTTTACCGTGTGAAGGAAGTGAGGGGGGTCTTCGGACCCCTCTTTTTTTGTCCTAAATATTAGGGGTGTGAATCGGATAACGTATGCTTTCTACACAATACAGGCTGCGACTAGAGTTTATTTGTAAATGTATTGCTAATGGTGAAGAGGTAAAATTGGAAGATATGATTTGGGCAGAAAAACTTGCCAAGTCATATACAACTGCTAGGGATTGGTTAAACAACGCACGACGCCAAGCAGCAGGTGATATTGAAGAAGGTAGTATGGATGATTTTATGAATAGGATGGGACTAGGCGACCCCGACCCATCCAATCACAGAACGGGGTTCAAATCTGCAGATGAAATTGTAGATTGGTTTAAACAAGATAAACCTGATGACTGGAGACAACGCGACTAATGGCAAACTGGTATCAAGACCAACTTACGAACAAGAATTTTTTATCTCCCATAGGATTTTTATTCATATTGGATAAAGCACCTAAGGTTTCATTCTTGTGCCAGAGAGCAGAAATTCCAACACTATCTCTCGGAGAAGTTAATATTCCTACCCGTGGAATGGTTTCAATTCCAGTAGAAGGTAATATTCGGTATGGTGATTTTTCTGTAGAATTCATTGTTGATGAAGACTTGAAAAATTACATGGAATTGCACAACTGGATGCGTGCATTAGGTACTCCACAATACTACGATGAACGGAGAGATTGGAGAAACAAATATGCAGAGTCCCCTTCAGAGGACCCAAGATTCTCCGATGCCACATTACAAGTATTAAACAACAATAATAATGTAAATTTTGATGTTGTATTTAAGGGGTTATTCCCTGTAGATTTATCTACACTTGCATTTGATGTAACTAGAAGTGATAATGATTACTTTACTGCTACAGCGACATTCAAGTATACACTTTACGAAATCAGAAATGTAAACTCGCAAACAAGAAGATGATTGAATTTGAGCACCAATGGGGTGGTCAAGATACTTGGTATACAAAATCAAAACGATGGGCAAACAAACAAAAGTTTCCCATCAGTCACCTTGCACTGGGATTTATTGAATGGTTGTATAAACATTGGGTGGATGGTAAAGTAGAGATGGAGATGGCATCCATCGACAAACAAGTTAAATACATTGGAGAAATTTGGGACAAAGAAGATGAGCTCAACCGACAACCAACAGTGGAAGAGGGACCTTCTAGCGTGCCCGACCTTCCCACTCTCAGAATTAGAAATCCAGTTGTTGAGAGAGGGACCGAAGAGTCTGGCACAAGCGTGGCACCTCCAAGCAATACGATACAGATACCTGACCCATGGGATTATTCAGGAGACTGGAACGACGCACAAATAGGATTTTATAATGAATTTAGAAACACTTCAAGAAATGTGGAAGACTGATTCCGTATTGGATGATGACCTCCATGACAATGACTCTTTGAAAATTCCCCAACTTCATATGAAGTATATGGAATATCATAATACTTTTTCTCTCATGAAACGAGAAAGAGATATTGAAATGAAACGCCTCATCAAAGACAAATGGTTGTATTACAAAGGTAAAGCACCAGCGGCAGTATATAAAGAGATGCCGTTTGACTTGAAACTTACAACCAAAGAAGAAATTTCCATGTTCATCGAAGCAGATGAAGAGATTGGAAAATTACAATTTAAGATTGACTACATAGAACAAGTTCTCTTCTTTCTTGATGGTATTTTGCGACAAATTAATAATCGCAATTTTCAAATCAAGAATGCAATTGAGTGGAAACGTTTTCAATCTGGAATGTAATGAGATACGGCTGCCCTTATAAGGTCATCCAGATGGATGACCAGTCTATGAATTTGGTAAAAAGAGCAATAAATTCAACAGAACTTGTATGGGAAGAAGGTATTGTACATGATGGAGTATCAAGTAGAAAACCCAGACAATCGGAAGTTGCTTGGATAAACGACCCATATTTGGATAATTTACTTTTAAAATATGTTCAATATGTAAATTCTGGTTGTGATTGGAATTTAAAAATAACTGGCGTAGAACCTATACAGTTTGGTTCTTATCCTGTAGGAGGATTTTATGATTGGCATGTAGACCAACACTCTGCACCAGAAAAAGTGGTGAGGAAACTAAGTATGTCACTTTTCCTCAATGAGGACTACGAAGGAGGCGAGTTTGATATCGAGATATATAAACCAGGGGCAGAACAAAGATTTGATACAATCAAATCAAAAACAGGTTCTGCAGTATTTTTTCAAAGTGACCAGTGGCATAGGGTTAGACCCGTTACTTCTGGACTGAGAAAATCCCTTGTAGCATGGTTCTATGGTCCCCCATATGTCTGATTTGATTATCCGCAAAAAGAATGAAGTTTATCTAAAGGTTGAGGCAGAACCTCACATTAACTACGAACTCGCAGACTTCTTTTGTTTTGAAGTTGAGTCTGCGAAGTATATGCAGAAGCAACGTCGTTGGAAAGGTTGGGATGGAAAAATCCGCCTTTATTCCCCCGCGACGGGAGAGATTTATTGCGGTCTCTTAGACTATCTCTTGGACTGGGCGGATGAAAAAGGTTACAAGTATAAGATGCAAGACTGTAAATTCTTTGGTCATCCTCTAGACCAGAATGATTTTATTACTCCTCAGGGTGTTGCATCTTTCGTAAAATCTCTTCATCTACCTTATCCCGTTCGGGATTATCAGTATAAAGCAATATACGAGGCACTAAAATATAATAGGCGACTTTTATTGTCACCAACAGCTTCTGGAAAGAGTCTGATGATTTATGCATTAGTCCGCTTCCATGTAAACGCCGACAGGAATATCCTCATAGTAGTTCCTACCACCAGTTTGGTAGAGCAGATGTACAAGGACTTTGAGGAATATGGATGGATGTGTTCCGAAAACTGCCACAAAATATATGCGGGGCAGGAAAAATACACGAAACATCAGGTGGTAATTACCACTTGGCAGTCTATCTACAAGGAACCGCGTAAGTGGTTTGACAGGTTTGATGTCGTGATTGGTGACGAGGCACACCTTTTCAAAGCTAAATCTCTGACTTCGCTGATGGGTAAGTTGCATGAGTGTAAGTACAGGATTGGATTTACGGGTACGCTTGATGGTGCAAATGTTAATCAGTTAGTTCTTGAAGGTGTCTTTGGTAGATGCTCACAGGTTACCAAAACTGCTGTATTAATGCAAGCAGGTCATGTTGCCAAACTCAAAGTAAAGATTGTTCTTGTCAAGCATGAGGAAAAACTTTTTGAGGGGTATCAAGATGAAATCGGATACCTTGTAGAACATGAAGGTAGAAATAAATTTATCCGCAATCTCGCATGTGATTTGAAGGGAAACACCCTGGTACTATTTAACTACGTAGAGCGTCACGGAGTCCCTCTTTATGAGATGATAAATAGTTATACCGACCGACCAGTACATTTTGTACACGGTGGAGTGGATGTTGATGACCGTGAAGACATCAGATTGTTAACCGAACAGTCTGACAATGCAATCATTGTTGCTTCTTATGGCACTTTCTCTACAGGCATTAACATTAAAAATTTACACAACGTTATTTTTGCTTCTCCTTCTAAGTCCAGAGTGAGGAACCTTCAATCAATAGGTCGTGTTCTAAGGAAAGGTCAAAATAAATCACAAGCAACATTATATGATATTGCAGACGATATCTCCACTGATAGGGGTAATAACTATACCCTCAATCATTTGATGGAAAGAGTCAAGGTATATAACGAAGAAAAATTTAATTATGAAATCATAGATGTCAAAGTAAAAGCTTATGATTAATTACGCAAAACATGATGAAGACTTTTATGGGGTCATCAAACTCACTAATGGTGAGGAGATACTTGCTAAAACAGTTTTAACAGAAGATGAAGGTGAAACTCTTGTTTTCATTTCTTCTCCTGTATTGATTCAACACGTCATGAAAGATCTTCCTGATGGAAAGACCATAAAGGCAATGGGATTTGCAACTTGGATGCAGATGTCTGACGAAGAGTTTTTTATCCTTCGTGAAAAAGATATTATTACAATCGCATCGATGAGCAAAGAAGTTATCTTTATGTACGAAACGTTTATAAACAACGGAGAAGAATTTGACCCCAATAAATTTGAATCACAAGAACTAAAGGATTCTAATCTTCATATTGAACCAGATTCGAAGATGGGATACTTAGGTAAGGTTGAAGAAGCTAGAAAGTTATTTGAAGAAATCTATAAAAGCTCTAATAACTCTTGAACCCTGACATGGTTATTCTACTCAGAATTCAGATATCTGTCAATAGTTTGTTGTCTTGTCAGATTAATAATTTTATGTTACAATAAAAACAATAAAAGGATATCTTATATGAAAGCAGTTAAAAAGCAAAAACAACATTACGTTGATAACCAGGAGTTCTTGGCAGAAATTACCAAGTACCAAAGAAAGGTTAGAAATGCTGCTGTCAAAGAACATCCAGAAGTTCAAGACTTCAATGAGCAGCAATATAGAGAATTTTTAAAAAAATGGAAAAGTTCAAATAGACCTAGGGTAGGAAATTATCTAGGAAGTTGCTTCTTGAAAATTGCAACCCACCTTTCATACCGTCCTAACTTTATTAATTACATGTATAAAGATGACATGGTTTGTGACGGTATTGAAAATTGTATTCAGTACATTGATAATTTCAATCCAGAAAAATCTAACAATCC